GGTTGCGCCTGAGAGGTCCACTGTTGGGGTTGCGCCTGAGAGGTCCACTGTTGGGGTTGCGCCTGAGAGGTCCACTGTTGGGGTTGCGCCTGAGAGGTCCGTTGTTGGAGTTGCGCCTGAAAGATCCACTGTTGGGGTTGCGCCTGAGAGGTCCACTGTTACGCCTGAGAGATCCATTATAATTAGTTATAAGATTTATATCTAATTAAAAACCCAGCAACACCAGAATATTATTTAACTAAAAAAAATTGATTTATAATTCTATATTTCTCTAGGCATAAAAATGTCTGTAATAATTCCTGGAAAACTCTATCTCGGAGGAGCATTAGACTCCGCATATAATGATGACTTCATAAGTAATAATAAGATAACACATATTATTAATTGCGCCAAAGAACTTGGTATTAAGTATCCTCTTGGTATAACAGGATATCGTATTGATTTGGAAGATGATAATTCAGACGGTGCAAAAGAACTCATTTTGGCTGGCGCAATATTACTGAAAAAATGGTTAGAGGATCCCAAAGCGGTTATTCTAGTTCACTGTTTTGCGGGAATGTCACGAAGTGTTTCTGTTGTTGCCGCTTATTTAGTAATAAATAAGAACTATACTGTGAAGCGAGCTATTGATTTCTTAGAGAGTTGTAGACCCTGTATTCGACCATTTAATGGATTTCTGGATGAGATTCGAAAATATGAAACATTTCATGCAAAAGTCTATAGTTGTCTTAACCCAAAAAAATTGAAATAAAATCATATAAGTAGTATCTAGTAGGTTTATTAAGAAATGAGGTTTATTGCATTTATGTGTTCACTTTTAGTGGCTGGTGTGGCTGGTTATCCTACTGGAGTAGATACTTGCGAAAATATTCCTAATCATGGGTCTTGGGTCGCTGGTAACGCAGGTAGTACTAGACCGAGACCCTTTGTAATTGATGTCTTAGATATAAGTACAATGCCTGCACGTAGAATTTCGGCATATACGCCTGGAACAACTTATTCAGTTATACTTCGCTCCACAAATACTTCAACTACTTGCTTTACAACAACATGTATGAAGGGGTTTGTATTCAATGTTGGGCGTGGCTCTCTAATTACAAGTGATTTCACAGCAGTCTCTTCTGCTACGAATGGAGCAGGTACACTCTCTATTAATCCTACAGATGCGCGAGTTCGGCATATGACAGCATGTGCGAATGGCCTTACACATGTATCAAATACACCGGTTTATAGTTACAGTATGCTTTGGACTGCTCCGCCAATTGGGTCAGGAGTTGTTACATTTAAGAGTATTGCTGTAACAAATGGAAACGGGGCATCTAATTATCTAGAGGGGTATATTCTAAATGAGGTTCCTAGTAACGTAACAACGTCGACTGTATCCCCTACTCCATCAATGCCGCCAGCGTCATCAATGAATGTTACAGGTTCTCGGACAGTGAGCCCGTCTATTACCCCTACTTCATCTGGATTTCTAACACCGAGTATTTCAAATACAGGATCTAGTTCTTATACGCAAAGTGTTAGTAGTACATCAACTAGGAGAAATACTCCTATTGAGACTGCGACTGCGACTGCGACAGCGACTGAGACAGCGACAGCGACTGCGACTGCGACTGCGACAGCGACTGCGACTGCGACAGCGACTGCGACAGCGACTGCAACTGTGCCTACAACTGTGCCTACAACTGCGACTGCAACTGTGACAGCAACAGCGACTACAACTGTGCCTGAGACAGCAACAGTATCTGAGGTTCAACCCCAAACAACACAGACACAGACACAGACATATACACAGATACAGATAGCTCCTACAGACCCTAAAGACCCTAAGCCGATTCTTGTTGTAACACAGCCAGCCCCACCACAGGCAGGTAGCATTGGTCTTGGTCTAGCAGTTGGCATTATTGCGACAATTTGTCTTATTGGTGCGTACTATACCATGAATAAACATAATAATGAACAGCACCCTAGAAGACCAAATTATATTTCACAAAATCCTATGTCATCGCGAAATATTCATACTGCTACTCCCTATGATCATACTACTTACGAAATTCCTCCTCCAAGAAGGTCTGTATTTGAACCTAATGGAGTAAACAGGGATAGTATGGTCTAAAAATTTGAAGCCCCAACGCCAAAATATTTTTAATATGTAGAAATAAAATGAAGGTCATCCTAATTCGCCATGGACATGCTGAACACAATCTAGCATTTGATATTGCTAAAGACAATAGTGTATATAGAAACAATCTTTATTATAATTCATCCCTTACAGAGAAGGGTATCACACAATGTATAGACGCATCTATAAATGAGTCTACAAAAACGTCGCATGTTAATAAAGTATACTGTTCACCTCTGAGACGTTGTATTCAGACTGGCCATATTATATTCGGAGATAATCGGCTTTTATTTCTAGAAGATGATCTTATAGAAACAAAAGGCCCATACCCTTGTAATCATCGTTTACCCTTAGAGGATATAGTCTGCGAGTATGAAAATATTGTTATTAACAATCTTGACGCTCACTATGTTAATTCCGAAAAAGATGAAGGCATAAAAGCATTGAAGATGCGTGCTAATACGTCCTTTGAGCGTATTTGTAAGGGGGCAAAAAGTGAGAATCTAGAATCAATTGCTATTGTTACACACCATGATTGGATTGAAGCCCTTACAGGGAAGAGTATTTCGAATGCTTCATTTGTGGAACTGGAGTACAACTAATTCGAGCGTGTTTTAGACTGCGCCCTCTTCTTGCTTCTGTTTTTTCGTGTGCGCAGTGCTCGTTTCCTTCTTTTGGCCGCTCTGCCACCTGTTGTCCCTACAAACTTAATAGGTATCATTGTATAAACGTGCCGACCTGTACCCGCAGTACAGTGATCTTTTCCGACTATATCGAGTGATCGTCCACTATAGTTTAGAATTGTAGAATTTCCCCTTTGATATGGTCGCTGAACTGATCTGAAACTTGATACATGTGTGAGAGATTCCTGTTCTAAGAGTTCGAACATGTGAGGGGCACCATCAGACAGAGCCCATACTATTTCCCCGAGAGGAACGAGGTACTTCGCAGTAGTAGAAATCAGATAGTAAGGTCGCTCAAGATAGACATCTGCTAGTCTCGGCGCTCCTGTCATCTCTTTTTTACATTCAAACTGTATAGCATCGAGCCCCTGTAAGGCATTATTTAAGGCATCATAAGGGAGCCTAGAGTATGTTGTTCCAACTTTGAAATAGATATTCTCTGTATCGTTCTCAATCTCTGTCGTCGTGAGATCCATATCACCAACTTCTATGGCATCATAAACAGGAATTGTCTGTCCCTTAGAGATTGGTATTTGTCTACTATTCTGTCTGGGGGTCGCTACTGTTGATAGTATGCCATTTGCCACCGTGCGATTAATAGGATATACTCGCTCAGAATTATTTGCCCCATTATTCGCTGCGTTGTTGTTGTTGGCGTTGTTGTTATTATTAGCCCTCGGAGTAAGTCCAATTGCGGTATTTAGAAGGTTCATATTAGTTGAATTATTATTGTACCTTGTAGGCATATTATACATAGTATTCCGACTTCGTGGCGGCGGCATTACTGTTGGCTTCAGTTCCGCGTAAAGTTCCTCTCCAATATCATCTAATCGTGCTATATCATACGCAAAAAGTCGCAAATTATTATATACATTCTTATCAGCGCCTTTCTCTAGAAGAAGACGAATAATATCTTGCCGCTGCGCGCTTGTTATATTATAGATTTCTCGCCCAACAGCAGTTAATAACGGAGTTGTACGTCCATCCGCTGTTAGGGAACTTGGGTCAGCACCTCGTTCAAGGAGAGTACGAATTACTTCAGGAACATTTGCCCTTATAGCGAAAATTAAATAGCTTGAACGACCATCTGCCTGTGGTGCATTTAAATTTAATGTCGGTGCTCTCGCTATACTAAGAGCAACTTGATAATTCATATATACAAAGGCTCTGATGAGGGCTGAATTCTTCTCGCTGCTCTCAATATTTGGGTCGGCCCCCTTCTGTATTAAAACTTCTACAACTTCTGCCGCCTTACTACTATTCTGCCCATAATTGCTATTTTCATCTGTACTTGCGAATATTATTAGAGCGGTCTCATCGACCTCATTTTTCGCATTCAGATCCGCAGTTTTATCAATGATTTTCTTATATGTATTAAGAGAAAGTCTCTTAGTAAAGTCGGCAGAGTGCATAAGGGCATTTTGTTTATTTTTACCCCTTACATTGACGTCGGCTCCCAAATCCAAAAGAAGATTAACTGTCTCCTCAGAGCCATATGTCATTTCATTCAATAGTGCTGGATTTCCATTCTCCTCTAGAATATTAATATTGCCGCCGCGGTCGATAAATGCTTGAATACGCTGCCTTTTAGTCGCAGTATTTATGCCGCTATTTTCAAGAATTTGCTGTATATTCGTCGGAGGCATTTATGGTCTCGCGGCCTTCTAATTAGAACTTTGTATTTGATAATGAAGGGCCGACATATGCTGCTAAATACGTATCATTGCCTGTACAATTTGCTCGCCCCTGTCGCACACTTTCACGTTGCTCATATGTTGAGAAGTTTATCTTACACCCTACAGAAGTACATGAATCTGTAGGCTGACAATTACTCCCTAAAGAGCTGGAACGACCTGCTAAATCTGAATAAATGGCTTTTGCTTGATAGGCTCGTATTCTGTCACTGAAGTCCATTCTGTTAGAGAGACTTAAAAAATATGAGCAATTCCCTTATATAGAGATATGAGTGGTAGCGGCAGTAGCAGCACGCCAATATATGAGCCAGAAGAGGATGATGGGGCGCGTTATTACTGGATTAAGGATCGATTAGAGGAACTTATCCGTGATATGACCGATAGAGAGCTGGAGGGCGCCACCATTGTTATTAGTGAACTTCACTCGTATCTAGATAGACTATATTTTGATGAGGGACATGTGCTAAATCGTAGAGCATTTGTACAGACTATGGATGAGTTATATACAATCTGTACTGATGAGATTGCTGAGCGGAATGTACCAGAAGAGGATTAGTTGGGTTGACCAGCAAAAAAATTGAATAATTTAGTGCTGGGGGAATGTGCCTCAGAATGGGACTCGATCAATGGATTGAAGGATATGTGGCTTCAGATCACGATAATCTACCTGTCCGATTTGGTAAACCGTGGCGCAAATGGTATGCTCTTCAAGAGTATATGATTACTCTTTGGATGGAGCGCACAGGAAGTAAGGAATTATTTAATTGTATTCCCTTGAAACTCTCTAAAGAGGATTTTAATAATCTTGAGGCGTGGATCCTTGAGAATCAGGATGCTGAGGATAGTGCTGATACTTTCAGGCAACAGAATCAGGAAATTATTGAGGAAGCCAGATCATTCATAGAAGAGAACCCTGATTATGTAATTTGCTATAGTTGTTGGTGGTAATGTTGTTGGTGGCTGTTGTTATTGGTGGCTGTTGTTGTTGTTGTTGTTGTTATTGGTGGATGTTGTTGTTGGCTGTTGTTGTTATTGTTATTATACCAAAAATTGATTAATATTTTTAATTACTGATAGATAGAATGATAGATAAATCATACTATCTACTACAATTTGATGGCGGAGCACAACCAAATCCTGGGAAAGGCTCTGGTGCAGCTGTACTATTTGACCCTAACATGGTTATTGTTGCGGAAGTAGGAGATTTTTATCTCCACTGTACAAATAATTTCGCAGAATACATGGGACTTATTCTGGGATTAGAGATGGCCTTGAAGAAGGGGGTGCGGAAACTAATAGTCGAAGGCGATTCAATGCTTGTTATTCAACAGGTAAGTGGTTTCTGGAAAGTGTCCGCTGAAGCACTGAAGCCTCTTTGTATGAGAGCGAAGGCTTTACTTGCTTTATTTGAGCATACTATTGTGCGACACGTTCTGCGTGCCCAGAATACTCATGCAGATGCTTTGACTGAAAAGATTATTCGTCAAGGAGCAGAGTTATAGCCAAAAAAATTGAAAAGCTTTTTTTTGACATTGTAACCCACAGAAAAGATGAATTCTCTAGAAACAAACCTTGTACATCACCAGCACCAGTCGATTTCTTATCAGATGGCCTACGAAATCACAGTATGTCTAGTACTGCTATTTATTCGCTGCACTATTATCTTCTATATTAACAATAAGCTCTCTAAAATTGCTAAGGTATCTGAGAGGCATGAGGCGCGAGCCCAGATTACCAGCAAGCAGATTGATAATGTTTCGGAGTTATGTGAGAGGCTAATTGTTCAGAATGTTGGGGCGTATGACCGCAGCGCTGAGTTGGCGCACAATATGGACGCCAAATTCGATAATATCACCAAACAGATTTCAACGATTCCTTCTACATTTGATAAGATGCTCGCAACAACAATCTGTGATCTTGTGGATAATATTTCTGTTACGAATAAGAATATTGAGGAGATTCATGCTGTTCGCGCTCTTGACAATGTAGAGGGTATGTATCAGTGTTGGACAGGGTTTGGTGTATGGTTTAAGGAAGGGAGCTTCAAGTTTACTACAGAAATTCGTATTATAAATAA